GATAGCTGGTTATCTGAGTGATCGATTTTCTGATCAGTTGTTCTACGCTCATCCCGCCCCCTGTGTTTGGAGCGAAGCAAGGTTTATAGCCCGCCTCAACTCATTGACCGCGATCTCCGCGACCTCTCTGGCGCTGGCGCTTGAGGTTATGCTCTGCGCGATCGAGATCTCTGATGGTGCCGCTGATTTAAGTTCCCCAAGCTTATTCAGTAGATCGATAGTCTGCCTCGACTCCGAGGGAATAGTCAGCGGCCGGAAGACATCTCCGCTCATCCCCAAACCCGCGGGTTTTTCGCTCCAAGGTGTTTCTCCCCGAGCGAATGAAAACAAACCCGGAGCCATTGTTTCTCCAAGCTTGGTCCCGGCGCCAAACAGCCAGCTCCATGGCCCCATTCCGCCGTGCATGAACTTGTTGCTCTTCTCTTGCCAGCTACCCTTGCCCTGAAATTTATCAATAAGGTCTAAAACGGAATATATTAGCGTCAGCATTCTCAGGAACGGATTGAATAGCACTATCATGCCCGCGATGCCTTTTAATGCGTTCTCCCAGCCTATTGTTTTCGTAACCACACTATCGATCTGCGCACCGATGCTAACGAGCTTATTCCCAAAGGTGATTATATTCTTTGTGAATTCCTCAATGCCCGCAACAATACCCTTCCTGTTTTTATCCATCCAGTCTTTAACTTTGGTTACGATAGTGGAAAAAGTTGGTTCCAGCATTGCAAAGGCTTCGGAAAATAGCGAGGTAAGTGTCTGCCCCAGCTCTTTCATCGCGGCGTTGAATCTCATGGCCTTCGCGATTTGATCCTCAGTTATTATCGCCTTTCTGTTTGCCAGCCGGTCAAACTCGGCGTTCGTGAGTTTCAGCACCTTGACCATGGCCGGCGAGATCCCAAGTTGTTCGGTTAACAGCGACATCATCTGAGGGCTTAATCGGCCGCTCTGAACGATCCCCCGGAGCTGTTTCATGACCCCCCAAGCGTCCTGATTGACGCTAAGTCCCAGCCGGGCGAAAGGACCGTAATCCCCTCCAAGTCTGACCTCGGCCAGCTTTTTATTGAGGTTGATCACGGAGCTCGTGACCTCGTCGACTGAAAGCCCCATGGCCTCTCCGGCGTGTTGCCACTCCTGAAGCACCTGAGCGCTGAGTCCGGTCTGAGCGGTGAAGTGAGCTAAAGCAATAGCGGAATTAAGAGCCTTATCGAGCATGGCGCCGATCCCGATCGAGGTCCCGACTGCCATGGCCGCGAGGCCGAAAAGTACTTGCTTACCATCCTCTAAGACATTAAAAAAGTCTTTAGCTTTCTTCTCATCTGCGATTACACCTAAATAAGCAAATAATTCAGCTACTTTCATAACGATATTATATCACTCTTTTTTGGATTTGTTTAACTCGTAGTAGGCGTGTTCGTAGTCAGAGCAGAATTTATCGTGAACTACCATGGCGACCACGATATCAGATCTCATCATTAGGATCTCCTCCGGGTTCCCGTATCCTGATCGAGCCAGCCTGAGCGCGGTTAAGAGTTTCTCGTCGGCTTTTATCTCTACTGCCGGGAGTCGTTCTTCGCCGCGGGGAATGTGGTCTTTAACCCGGATAACAGGTGGCTCACGAAAGGGCGGATGTTCTCAAATCCTACGATATAAGCGACCCAGAGAAAATCCCCCCGTGCGTCTTCTTTGTCCCAAGTGTCTCTGGTGATCCGGGCGTTGTTATAAGTGCATTTCTCAAAGCATTTATAGATCAGATCTTCGACTTCCTTAGAAGCTAAGATATCGATGATGATGTCTATGAAGCCCGCGATCTCCTTGACATCTTTATTCGCCAGCCCCGCGAGGTCGGAAAGCTTCTCCGGCATTTTCGATCCTATACCCCCAGCCCGGGCGGCTTTAAGTACTGCGCGCATGAGGTCGAACCCGATCTGAAACTCGCTGAGTGTGATCTCGACCGCCGCACCGCTTGGCGCGGTGTGCTTTATTGAATTCATAACTTCCCCCTTTTTATGTTATCTGGCGCTGACCGTTGCTGAAGGACAGGTTGTAGACTGAAACCGATTGCTCGGTATCGCCTTCCTGATTCGTCTTGGCCGCGGGTATTTTGGTCGGGATCCCGCCGGAGAGGTTGTAGATGTTCTGCGAGATGTTCCCTGCCCCGTCGCCGACTCTTTTGACGAACTGACCAACGAAAGGAATAAAAGCCGAGGGGTCGGCGATCCATTCTTGTAACCGGCCTTGAATGTACTTATCATCAGGGGAGCTCATGACCAATCGAATGGTGACATTAACATTCATACCAGTGGCGTTGAATGCGAAGATACTGTTCCCGTTCTTGCCGGTCTTGACCGCGCCGATGTTGTTCGGGAATTCGAGTAACACCGTATCGCCGTCGATCAGATCGCTTAAAATTCTTCCGTCTAATTGAATGACATCCGCGCCCGTTAGTGATTGAATCATCTTACTCCTCCTTTAAATCCTTTCTTATCTCTGCTTCGGTAACATCATACTCCTCAGCCAGTTTTTTTACGGCCTCTGTTTCCGACATCCCTTTCTCAATCATTGCCGAATACTTCCGGATAACCTCTGCTCCAAAATTGATCTTTACAAGTGATCCATGTACCCGGCGGTATTCCATCTTAGTTCACCTGCACGATGACATCGGAGTGATGGATCGCCCCGGCCATTTTAACCGCGATCTGAATCAAAGGAGCCTTCCTTGCGGTGCGGTCCGCCGGTGACTGCAAGACGATCGGCAAACTGTAGATGTAGTACCCGGCGTCTTTGATGTTCCTGCGCAGATCCTCGGGGTTACCGAAGGTCGACGGCGAGGTCCATGTCAGCCCCGAAGCCAAAAATCCATTTGTGATACCCTGTTGGCAGACCGTAGCATAAGCGCCCTTGAGTCCGCTCATCCCCGGCTCGGTCTGGGGTATCTTGGTGTTCGTGGTCTTAAGGTAATTGTAACCAGCGACCTGAAGCGCGAGTTTTAACCACAGCTCGCCGTAGATCTCATCGGAGTATACATTCGCCCCGTAGGACAGCACCCCGGGATCCCCGGCGATTGAAACATAGATATCAAACCCGTAAGCCTGCGCCTTGACATCGATGTTGCTCTCGGCGGCATCCGGATCCGGCTCGATCCCGGCCAGAGCCTTGAGGTTCATCGTACACATCGTATTTGACCCCGTGAAGTTTATGCCCTGAAGTCTTGAAGCATACGCCGCGGCGGCGATCCTCGCCTTCTGAGCGTTGAGGGTGTAGAGAAGCATTCGGGTGTGGCTGAGCGAATTGTCGTGAATGTACTTAAATATCGTTTCGATCTCGGCGGTGTCGTACCGGCCCAAGAAAGACAGTTTATCCTGCGTCTGAACATAGGTGGCAAGATTTTCGAGGTCCCCAACGCTCTCCTGAGTGATTGAAAGTATCCCGAAATAATCGACCAACAGTTTGGTGCGAACGATTGCCGAAACCAGATCCTCAGCCGAAGACGCGGCCCGGCCGTTGACGATCTGAACATTCCCGGTCCCGTTAAGATAAGTAACCCCGGAGATATCCGTTCCGGAAGCCGGTGTCTTTAGCTTGGAAACCGTCGAAGACGCGCCGGTTGTAGCCGAAGTGAAAATAAACCCTCCCGCGCCGGAATTATAGGCGGGGTTATAAGCACAGTTCGCCCCGGTGAGTTCTCCGTCGATAATCGTCGCGACATCGGCGTAGCTCGTGACGCTGGTGAAGTCCATTCCAGTCAGGGTCTGATCCGCACCGTCAACCGTGATTTTCAGCGCGCCGTCATTTACGGCTTTAATTGCGTCAAGTTCGCCCGGCTCTAAGGTGATCATCGTGCCGCTGGTCGCGGCGACATTTGTGAGCAATGGTATAACCACCAGATATCCTCCGCCTGTCAGGATGTTTGGTGATTGAGCAAACACGGCGACAGCCTGTAAATAGGTCTCCGAAGCAGATCCGAAATCCGTCGCGACTCCATTGGGAGCGTAATAAATCTTGTAGTCGTCAGCTCCGAAGCTTGGATTCGGGCTTTCGGTCGTGAACAAGGCCAGAGTATTAACATTGAAATTAGGTATCCCTTGGGGTGTTCCCAGCAAAGTAACGGTTACGATTTTACTCAGATCAACTTCTACCATTTTAGTCCTCCTTAAATCTAATTCTCTATAACATTATAGTCAAACGCGTTGAAATAATCAATAGCTTTCTGTTTCACATACCGGACATGAAGATTGAGCGACGCTCGGAACCGATTGATCCTGCCCGCGCCCTCGTTTTCCGAGGCGTCAATAAACGAAAACGCATATGAGAAGATCCGGAATCCATTCGCCTCTTGCTTCTGCTGGGAGTAGACCGACGCCAGTGCCAGTATGACTTCTTCCTTTCTCTGTCTGGCCTCCGCGTTCCTCGACATGATATCGATATCGATCTCTCTCTGCATGATCAATGTTTGAATTTCATTTGATGCCGCGCCGCTTCCATCATACTCCGTCTTGGCGGCCATTACTTTTCCCGGTGCTTCTTTTAAGACGATGAACATATCATTGTAAGTCGGAAGCACGAAGTTCTGGTTCCAGATTATAACCCGGTGATCCAAGGGATTGACTGACGCCGGATTAGCGGGCTTCAGATTGAGTTCGGTCTCAATGATATCTGCGACAACCTTTATATACTCACTGCCTTGATTTTCATTGCTCATGATGTTGACTCCCGTGCTATATAGTCCTGTAATAAATCGTATTGGCCGTATCCCGCTTGGGACCAGTCGTTTGACTTCATGACCTTGAATCTTAATCCATTGAAGTCCTCGATGATGTCCCCGTTTTCGACATCGATCCCGTTCCGGGTCCACAGCGTCCACCACTTCCAATTCCTTTGACCCTCGGGTTTGAAAAACAGCTCTCTGGGGCTCATCGGCTCGAACACTCCCTCAAAAGGATAGTCGGTTAAAGTTTTGACATTCTCGTAGTCGACAATGGTGTCCGTAACCTTTTTGAAGACCATAGTTTTGGTCCATCCCGACAACGGCGCCGTCATGTTGGGAAACGGACCCGGCCGACTATCTCCGGCGTTTACTATGTCCCTCATGTTCCCTTCTTTACCACCGCTGAGGTGATAGACCTTTGAAGCTGGCTGGTCTCAATGAGTATGGCATCACTGCCCTTGCGTTTTTCAGTGGTTGGGGCAATGGGATCCCAAGTGCCAAACCCTCCGCTGGCGAAGGCTTCTCCGATAACAGCCTCGGCCGCCGCGCCAATCTTTTTGAGGACCGGCGTGATATCCCCGGCTACGAGTTCCGCGCCGATTTCCTGTATCTGCTTTATGAGTTCCCCGGACTTCTTTTGCAGAGGCATTTTAATGAACGATCTCTGGGGGATGTTCTTGCTGTACGACCCGAACTCGTGGACGGCTCCGATCGAAGCATTCGACCCCGCGCCCGATCGGGAGTTCTTCGCGCTGAGTATCCCCACCTTTACGGCCAGCTGGTTGACCCTCACAAGCGCCGCCACGACCTTATTCAGCTTTTTAAGATCAGCCACAACCCTGACTTCCATTATGGCAGTGTCCACCCAGACGCCACGCCCGGCCGCCCGGTGACCCTTGGGAAGACATAAGACAGATACTTCTGCCCGTACTGGGTCTGCGCGAAATAACCCCACTGGGGATCCTTTGAGAACGCCTCAGGCAGGCTAAAGCTCACGCTGACCGATCCCACGCTCTTTGAACTGATAATGCCCTCGCCTCTGCTGTCCAACCCAGCCTCGGCCATTCTGATGTCCATGACCAAGAAGTGAGCACAGCAGTAATAAAATGCATCGGTTAGAACCGTGTCATTCTCGAAGATCTCGTCGTTAACATTGTTAAGTCCCTGATTCATGGCTTTCTGAATATCAGTATCCAGTACATAGTTTGCCGAATTCACGCTCACGGCCTCCCAAGTCAGGGGATCAGTGGCCGGCACCGGGGGGATCCCCACGGCTGTGGCTAAAACCATCTTGTAGAAATTACCAAGGTAATAGACAACATCGTTTAAAAAGTAATTCCTGAGATTGTCGTATGCGGGTAAATACTTGAAGTCCCGGGTGAAGTATCCTCGGAAATCAGCGGGTAACAGCGCTTCTAAAACATCGCTCATTTTATCCTCCTAACAAAAAAGGCCTCGCCGGTTGATCCCGCGAGGCCTTTCGTTACTTCGATCACTCGGCCTACTTTTTGTCTTTGTCCTTAACAACTTTGGTCTTTTGAGCCTTGACTTTGGTTTCAAGCTCGGCAACTCTTGATTTCAAAGCCTTGATTTCCTTGTCCCGAGCCTCGATCATCTTCTTGCTGTCAGTACCCATGGCGTCTACGGTCCTGACGATCTCCCCGGTGTAACCCAGAAGCTGGATCGCTTCGTTGTCCGGAAACTCTCTCGACATCCCCGGCCGGAAGATACCCTGCGAAGTCGTGTATTCGCGCTTCGACTTATTTGTCAACTGGATCATACGAACCTCCCCCTTTTTATTCAGACTTAAGCCGTATGCGTGTCGTCGAAATACATGGCCTCAAGCGGCCGTTTGAAGTACACCCCGGAGAACTGCCCCATGGCGACATTCTCGAAGTCGAAGCCGTTCGCGCTGGCGAACGATGTCGAGGTGTAAGCAACTGGAATGTTGAACTCAAGAGCGTCCGGGTTGTCGCGATACAGGATGTATCGGTAACCCGTGACTCCGGCGGTAATCATCTGCGACTTATTACCGTAAGCCGTGCTCATGATCTTGAAGTCGCCGCCGCAGATCCGTTTGAAGGCGTTCTCAAGATATGTAAGCTTGTCGATCAGCGGATACGATGGCGAAGCCGCGGCCGCCATACCAAGGAAGTCGGCTTCTGGCATGACCAATCGGTTCGGCTTGACCGTATAGCTGACATTCGCGGCGTAGAGTTTCAACAGATCCGCGACGAAAGTTTGGAAATCATCAGCAGTGAGCCCGGAGATCGGGGCTGTGATGAAAGTGTTGTTGGCGCTGACCGATTCACCCGTGTACAAACCAAGGATGTCGGGTTTGACTTTGGATCCAAGGAAAGCCACTCTCTGAATACCGAGATCCCAGTTCTTCTTCCGGGCGTTCTCAATTTCAGTGATGATGTCGACATTTCCCTTAGCGGCCTGATTGACTTCGATGATCGAGTAATTCATCGCCTTGTTCCATGAAACGATCGGGACCGGCTTGGCGATGATCTCGACATCACCCGAGGGCTTTTTGTTGAACGGCCGGGAGCTGTCGGTGATGCCGGATTCGAAGTCATCATTATTAAGATAAACGGAATTGAAGACGAGGTTATTCATCCACGCGCCCTCACCCACGACCACAGGCATAAAATCCGAGGGATTAACTTCGTAGAATTTCTGCCGGATTACCTGAGCCTTGATCTGCGTCAGGACCGTCAGTGCGTGCTCGTACCCAGCGGCGTCGATCGACAGCGCGTTAAGGTGCGCCTTAGATGCCCTTGGAAGTTCATTCCAAGTCGCGGCGTTAACCGCGAACCTGTTGAACCCGTCCTTCGACCCGAAGTTATTCATCTGAACCTCTGTGCCATTTAACATTAGTTTCGTCATTTTTCCTCGTCCTCCTTTACAATCTCGACTGATCTGAAATTTGAATCCTTAACTTGTCGGTGCGGTTCCTGCGGGAACTCTGATCTCCACCCGGGCGATTTCGTCCCCAACCGCGTCATCGAGCAGATCCCCGATGTAGTTGGTCGGTGTGGCGGCGATCAGTTTGTAGGTTGTTGGATCCAGTCCGACTTTGGTCCCGCGATCAAAGTCATCATCAGAAATCATGTAGATAACCGCGTCTCGGCAGGTCACCTGAAGGATGTCCTTAGCAACCCATGAGCTGTATTTCGGATTGAACAGCGCGATACCGTAAATCGGGTCCGTACCCGGGACCGCGAGGTCGACCAGTGGGACCGATGAAGCTCCCGGCACCAGTTTGACCGGGTATGCCGGCAGAACTGTATCGGTCGAATCATCAACGATCATAACTGTTTGAGATTCCGGCCCGGCGGCGCTGATCTCCGCGATCTGACCCGCGACCACCGTCATGTTGAAACTGTTAAGGGGCTTTCTGATGTCTGCCATTTTCTTTTTCCTCCTGTTATCTTAATTCAATCTAACCACTATCTAATTATATTCCCACAACTATGAAACTGTCAACCCCGAATTTAATACTCTTTGCTTTTCTTGTTCTCTTCGATCCGCTCGCTCTTCGACATTCTCTTGGCGGGCTGAACTTCTGCAGGCTTGAATGCCGCTCGCGCGTCCTTCAACGAATTGAAGTGATTGCGCCGGGTCGCGGCCTCGTCCTCTGCCTTCTTAGCTTCGGCTTCGGCTTTCTTGATCTCTTCTTCTTTCCCGGCTTTCTCTTCTTCCTCGGCTTCGGACTTTAGAATCCCGTCGATCTCTTCGTCGGTCTTGCCTTCGGATTTCAGCGCGGCTTTACGATCGGAGTTTTTCTTGTTCTTGGCTTCCAGCGCGTCTTTCTCTTCCTTGTCTTTCTTCTCTTTTTCCTCGGCGCTGGCTTTGGTTTTCTTGTAGGCTTCGTACATGGCTTTGACCGGCACACCTTTGAACTCGTCATCCATGGTGATGACCTTATCTTCGTTCTTGGTTGATTTCTTTGCTGCTTCGGCTTCGTAAGCCGAGATCATGTCTTTGAGCGCGACCTGACCGTCCGGTGTTTCGATGATGGCTTTCTCGGGATCGATCTCAACCTCTTTCTCGATTTCCTCTTCCATCGCATTGACAACAGTCGTGATCTTCTCCGGGGCCAAACCCACCTTTTCCAGTACCGCATTTAGGACCGCTTTGATCTTGTTCATCTTTTCTCCTCCTTCGTTTTTCTTTGATTCTTCATTAAACCTATTCCATGCTTCCTTAACATCCTCGTTACCTTTCATGCCTTTTTCCTTCATCCACCACGCCAGCGCGAAAGGATTGTCGATCTCGGGGTGCTTCTTCATGCCTTGAATGGTTTCTTCCCAGCCTTCGGGCGCGACATTTTTCTTGACTATTTTTCTCGCAATGTCAATCAACCTTGATTCCTCATCATCGGTTAGCCTCCAGCTTTTAGGAACATCACCCATGTCTTTAACTCGCCATTTTGTTTCTTCGCTGGCTTTTTCAATCAATGATTTTAGCTCCGTGTCAGATTTTGCATTCAACATCGCCTTACCTTGAGGATATAATTTAAATTTCTTCATGTCAATCTTAAATAGTATAGCACCCTCTTTCGGGCTGTCAATACTGTTTAAGAAAATCCGCGCTCCGGTTTGTCGGGGCGCCGGTACGATAGCCAGATGAATGTACTCCGCCCGGGTGACAGCGTGATCGTATTTAATGGCATTGAGTGTTCCGCCGTTATC